TTATAGAAACAAGACCCGTCCAACCGTTCTTAGCTCATCACTTTCTTTTATGATGATGGTGTTAAATTTTTTATTGTGTGAGACAAGCGAAACAGTTTTTTTATTTTTTACATATTTAATTTGTAGTTCTTTGCAGTAGGATTCACCATTTAATATGAAAATGCCTATATCGTCAGTATCAACTGCTGGTGTAGCTTCGACCCATACAATACTGCCATCTTCAATTGTTGGGGTCATACTATCCCCAGATATACGTATCCCAAAGTCTGTGTGGTATGGAATTTCAGATTCTAGGAAAGAGATAATTTCATAGTTTTGGTCATCGCCAGAAAGATAATTTCCAAGCCCTGCCGCTGCTGCTTCATTGAATACTTTCATTTGTTTGTAGACGGGGGTTATTTCTGGTGAAAATTCCTCATTTGAAGCGGCAACATGTAATTTACTAAGTTGTTTCATGCGTTCATGTTCAGAATTTACTATAAAATCAACTGTGCTTCTGCCGTGGTCATCAAGGTCACGGTATTTTTTTATGTGTTCTTGTACTTGTTCTAATATACTTTTGTCGCTCGTAACATCAGGCGTATCATCAAGGTCATTGATTGTCTTGTTTAATGCTTTTGTTATAGCTCGTACTGTTTCAAGCTTAGGGTCAAAAGTAAGACCTGATGTTATTTTGTCAATAGTGCTTTTGGGAATACCAGAACGATTTGCAAGTTCATCATTGGTAATTCCTAATTCTTTTTTCCAAATATTAATTTTTTCAAGACCCATATAAACACCTCAAATGAATGATACCACCCATGAAAATGACATGTCAAGAAACAAATAACCGTTAAAGGAAAAATATTTATAAAAAATAGTTGACAATAACCGTTAAAGGCAATATTATATATAAATAATATCCATTGACGGAAAAAAGGAGTGAGACAAATGGGTGAATGTTTAAATTTAAGAGTAGAAATGACACGAAAGAAAATCAAGATTAGGCAATTAGCTGAATGCATAAATATAACTGAAAAATCGTTAAGAAATAAAATATGTGGCAAAAGTGACTTCACACTTAGCGAGGCAAATAAAATACATCATGAATATTTTTATGGGCTTGATAAAAGTGAGCTATTTGCAAGAGAGGAGGAAGCGTCATGAAGCGAAGAAGTATTCCTCAAATATTAGCTGATTTTAATATCAGTTGTAGACGCAATTGCACTGGTGAATATGTAGGCGAAAAAAATGGTTGGTTTAGCTTCACGCAGGCTACAACAATAGGAGGAACGCCACTATATACGCTTGATATTAATGCTAAAAAAATATTCACTCGTGGTAGGCTTGAAACAGTTATTGCCAAGCTAAAAGAGAGTGGTTTTGCAGAATATTAGGAAGCCGGGAGGGGATTGTATGAAATTAGTTGCACCATTTATAGAGCTTACAACAGAGCAGGCTGGAAGATTGGTTGGCATAAGCGGACAAGCAATGCGGAGAAGGTGTGAGAAGGGGCTTATTGATGCATATCGTACTGACGGTAAGAAAGGGCAATGGCGTGTGAAGGTTCGTCCTGATGAAGTTGTATCTAAAGAGGAAGCCCAAGCACTACAGAAGGAAAATAGCGAACTAAAAGCCAAACTTGATGCGGTATTGCGTATTTTAGAAAGTGATTAGCTATTATGATATGTACAAAAAAAGCCTTGTGATTATACCGAGTCACAAGGCAAAGTCTTACTAATACTAAATTAGGAGAAGTAAAGAGTTGTCGACCCTCTTTACTGCAAAAAGTATATCACGCCAAAGGCGGAAAGACAACAAAAACAATAAGAAAAAGAGTCCAACATGTCCAAAGCGGCATTTTAGAGTCCTTGTAATTTGTATTAACAAATGAAGCACAAGCACAAAATCATCAATCATTGTTGTTTTCTACACAGGCGTTCAAGCCTGTGTCAAGAAGGTGTCCACACCTTCGTTTACTACCCAAGGAGTGATATACACATGATGGAATATATAAATTCTTTAACAAATAACCCTTTAAACCCCAAAAATGTACAAATACCCTTTGGCGTATTTTTGGCAGCAGAACAATTTATACAAAAAATAAATACAAGCAACATGTCAACTGATGAACTTAGAGCCTACAAATACCTACAAAGCGCACTAATGAACAAAAAAAGCAGAATATTAAACCGCCAAAGCTTCACGGAAATTATTTCAGCCAAAACGCCGGCAGAAAAAGAAGATGCACTCCAAAACTACCGTGAAACCAAGAGACTATACAAATGAGCAGACGAAAAAGTACAAAATTCAACTACTCCAAGCAATTTGACCAACTTTTCGCCCAAGGATACGAACAATTAAGCCTTGATGACCACTTGGAAAGCTTACGAGCTAAGGGTTTACAATACCGTACCAAGCTAACCAAATCCGGTAATATGCTTGAAGTAGAAATATACCCAATAAACCCGGTTTGGAAACTCCAAAAAGGACAAAAACGAGCCAAAGTAACAACATCACGTGAAGAGCAAGCAAGGCTTAATTTAGACAACACAAGAAAACGTGTAAGTCGGCTAGTACACGCAAATTTCACCCGAAGGGACATATGGGTAACGTTTAACTACGGTCATATGCACATGCCAAAGGATATTGCCGAGGCAAGCAGGCATCTAAAAAATTATTTTGACCGCCTAAAGCGACACATCAAGAAACATAACCTTCTCGAGCTAAAATATATTTATGTAACCGAAAGGGTAGAAAACGAAAAAACAGGCAAAGTGCATACCCACCATCACATTATTATGAATTTTCAAGACCGTGACACAGCAGAAGCACTTTGGACACTTGGCGGCCGCACTCAATCAAGACGATTGCAACCAGACCAGGACGGAAGTTTAGGAGGTTTAGCAAGATATATTTCTAAGCCAGAAACCAAAGAAGGTAATCGCAAAGGCGCAAAAACCTATGCTACAAGCAAAAATTTGAAAAAGCCGGAAGTTAGAACCGCAGACAACAAACTGCCGGGAACAAATTACAGGCTATCAAAAAAACGTGTAGCGGAAATGGTTGCAGATGAAAGTAAAATTGCTGATGTTTTAACCAATAATTACAGCGGTTTTATTTTGACGCAACTGCCAAAAGCAAAATTAAGTGAGTATACCGCTGGGGCATACATATATGCCCGGCTTATGAAAGCTCCTATACGGAGCAGGAAAGAGGTAGACACATGAACGTATTAGCACAATCCCAAACAGGAACTGTAAGAAAAACATACAAAAAAAGAGACACTAAAGAAAAAACACAAGTTAAAAAAACAACCGGGCGGATACCAAATATTACACGCTTAGTTTGTGTTAAGTGCTTGCATGGTCAATATGAGTATTTCTTCCCAATGGTAGGAAAAGCCCCATGTCCAAAATGCGGCAACTGTGATGGACATATTCCGCTAGATACTTGGTTGGAAAGTTTGATAGGTGCAGACCGTTGGTTGGTAACAGACCACCACGAGAAGTTTTATGCTTTGCCCGTTGTAATTGAGTCAATTGAATCAGTGAAGAAAATTATACTATCCCGTACAGATGGCGAGACGGGCGAAGCGGAATTATTAACAATAAGCAATTTGAATAACTTGTATGTAGATAGAAATAAGGCAGCGAATGAGGCGTTTCGTCTCAATGCAAAAATACGTGATGAGGAGATATTTGGCGCATGAAAGAGCATAGGGACAAGTATGTATTTGATATTAACAGTAAAGCGTTTGAAGGTTATCTTAAAGCAGTAAACAATGCAATTGTCAAATGTCTTGATAAAACAGTTAATGGAAAGCACACAAGCGGAGAGATAACAACAAAAATAATTATTGAGATACTGGAATGTAGTGAGCCAAGACCAACAGGTTTTAATAATAATTATTCGCCATCTTATAGAATGTATAATTTTAAGAAACCAAAGCTTGAATATAAGGTTTCTCTTACCTTAAAGGAACAAGAATCTACCAAGGGCGATTATGACCCCGGACACATGGAAGTGCGGAAAGACAATGACAGCGGCAACGGGTATATTATGTCTCAAATCAAACCATCACAGCTATTTTTGGGGGAATGTTGATGTGAAGACCATAAGTATTATTAATTTAAAAGGCGGAGTTGGAAAAACCGTTTCAGCAATAAACATTGCTCATATACTTACTACCTATAACACCTCCAAGCGGCATACCTCCAATCCGCAAGTAAAGGTGCTGCTTGTTGACAATGATAAACAGGGCAATACATCAGAGTTTTTTGGCTTTGGCGGTGGAAACTGGTTCGGGCTGCCCGGTATGTCGGAAGTCATGACAGGGGATTTTACTCAAGATGATGACATAAGCCATTTAATCCAAAAAACAAGATACCCCAATTTAGACATAGTCACAGCAAATATGTCACTCTTAGATGCTGATAAACAAGTCCTTATGGACACAGACCGCCCACAGCACAATAGACTAAAGAATTTCTTAAACATAGTATCAAGTGACTATAATTATTGCATTATTGATTGCGCCCCGGACATCAGCATGGGCGTAATCAATGCATTAGTTGCTTCTGATGATGTTTTGATACCAGTTAAAGTGGATAAGTTTGCTTTTGAAGGGGTAAAGCAAATATACGAGCAAATCGAAAATGTACAAAAAAGTTTTAACCCAAGATTAAAGCTTACCGGTTGTTTCTTCACCATGGTAACAAATAACAATGTAAATAAACAAGGTGAAAACTGGTTAAGGGAACAAGCAAACTATCCAATAATGAAAACTAAAATAAGAAAGACGGTTAAGGTAGATGAATCAACATTTGCCGGTATTCCGCTTGTAGAGTACTCAAAAAAATGTTTAGCGGCAATAAATTATCAAGACTTAGTATTTGAGTACCTTTCAAATGAAATAAACATGTCCGAATCGGACACAAAAGAGAGGGTATCAGTATGAAAATTAATGCTTTTAATGCAAAGTGTCCGTTTGAAATAGGAGATGTTATACACGTGAATGGTAGCTTGAGAAAAATTACAGACATCATGTGCTTGCACTATTGCAAGAGTGGAAAAGTAGAGTTTCGATACGAATTTCATAATATACCGAATAAATATGCGCAGATCGAAATAATTGATGTTGCAGGAACGGAGGAGCAAAATGCTTGATAGATACTTGTTTCGGGGGAAAGGTGTTTTGTCCAAAGCATGGCAGATAGGGCATTACTTCCAATGCATGATGGAGCATTACATCCGTTTTCCTAAAACTCCAAAACATGAGGTTCTAGTTGACCCCACCACAATAGGTCAATGCACAGGCTTGAGAGATAAAAACGGCAAGCTGATTTTTGAGGGTGATATAATAAAAACAAAAATGTTCGGGAAAAAAGTTAGCAGAGGCTGCAATATGTCTGGTTATGACTATTTCACAATTGTTTTTACAGATGGTAGTTTTATGCTTGACACCAAAGAGCGGAGTTTTACAGCAACATATATTCCCGGCAAAGAAAGCCATTATGAAGTCGTCGGCAATATTCACGACAATCCAGAATTGCTGGAGGTGTAACTTGTGGGAAAATTTGATATCAATAGTCTAATGAATAATCACTCGAAAAACGAAAGTGAAAGCCCTACAAGCTTTTTTAAAATAGAAATAATTAACATTAACAAAATTATACCGTCTAAAAACAACTCATATGAAAAGATACACGATTAAATTTTTTAGAGCGAGGTGAAACATGGCAAAAATAACCTTTGAACACTCCAAAGATCTTCGAGGTAATGACGTACTTCTTGCCATAAAGAAACGGGGCAAAATTTCAATCACGGAGCTTCAAGAAGCTATGCAAGTTAGCAGGTACTATGCGGGAAGCGGCTGGGCTGTACTTTTTAAGGTTTTTGAGGACAGCGGTTATTCCGGCTGGTTTGATGAAGAGCAGGGAAAGGGGGATATATTAGAGCTATATCGTATAGACGATTTCGAAAATTGCCCGGTATGTGCAGATACCTTGGTGGTTAATTATTGTCCCCATTGCGGGGAGCGGATAAAGGAGGCGTCTACAAATGGGAAAGTTTGATATCAATAGTCTAATGAATAATCACTCGAAAAGCGAAAGTGAAAAACCTGCAAGTTTTTTTAAAATAGAAATAATTAACATTCACAAAATTATACCGTCTAAAAACAACTTCTATTCTGTAGCGGATATAGCAGATTTAAAATCAAGTATTGAACTTATTGGTTTACAACACAATTTAGTAGTACGCAGTTTAAAAGATGAATCGCCTTCATATAAGGGGCTGGAACTGTATGAGTTAATAAGTGGTGAAAGGCGTTATGCTGCTCTTAGGCAGCTTGCAGATGAGGGCAGAACAGAGTTCGCAAATGTTCCCTGCAAAATATTTAGGTCAATTGATGATATGGAAGCGGAATTGCAACTAATACTAGCAAATTCAACAGCCAGACGTTTATCTGATTATGAATTATGCCATCAGGCTAAGCGGCTTAATGAGTTGCTAACAGAGCTAAAAGCAAGCGGCATTGAATTAAAAGGGCGAAGGCGTGAAGCTGTAGCAGGATTGATGAACACATCAGAAACACAAGTTGCACGGTATGACAGTATTAATAAAAATTTAATTACGGAATTAAAAGAAGCGTTTAAAAAAGAGGCCATAGGAGTAACAGTAGCTTACTATTTATCACAATCAACCAATGAGCAGCAGACCGAGGCTTTGGAAAAGCATAAAAGCGGAATATCTCTTAATCTCGAAAACATTAAGGATATTGTGTTTTCACCGCCAAAACCTAGTCCGGCAAAAGAAGAAATTGAAACGAAACAAGAATCAGAAGAAACAAATAATAAAAACTTACTGATAAAGCTGTAATACCTCAACAAGAATATACTAAACCTATTGATTCATTAAATCCAACTGATGTACAAAGCAAGGAGGATAAAATAAAATCTTGTCCATTTTGCGGACATAGTGCAAGTCTTAATAAGGAGTACGATAAACTATCTAATTCACGCTGGGTAACTTGTGATGGTTGTTTTGTCGCTACAAAGGGTTATAGCGGCAAGTGGTTAGCTATAGAATCATGGAATAAGCGAATATAAATGGCAAGTAAAGCACATATGAAAAAAGATACAAGTTATAAAAATTTTAGCACATAAGGAGGCGCAAAATGCACTTAAAAGAATTAGAATACTTCCGTAAATTAAAAATTAAAATCGCTAGAATTTCAAATAAAATTGAACTTATAAAAGATACAAAAGTTGGCATTGTTTCCGATTCTGTAAAAGGGTCAAGTAAAAAACTTCCTTACCAAGAGAGGGTTGTGACAGTAACAGGATTAAACCAAAGCGATAACTATATTATCAAGCGTTTAAAAAACGAACGTTTACAGATTAATAAAATTATTAAGTCATTAGAACCAATGATAAATGATTTAATAGCTTCAATTGATGATTTAAACATTGTTCACATAATAATTACTCGTTATATTGACGGCTACTCTTGGGAAGAAACTGCCAAGCGAGTTTATGGCTATGCAGGTGAAGACGCACCAAGAAAAGCTATTCAGCGATTTTTTAATAAAACAGAATAAAAGCGTCCGCTCATGTCTGATACTGTCCGCTTGTGTCTGTTTCAAAGCGTGTTATAATGATAACGTAACTTCTTATGTCCATATGAGTTATAATGCTGAACAGCAAAGCAAAAAAGCCCTAATTGTAAAAAAGGGGCTTTTTCTTTTATTCCCCCCACACAAAAATAACAATAACTAAAATCAGTAAGACCGTAGCCCCCTCAATACCTTCCGAGAATATTGATTACAAAGGGGGCTTTACAACTAGTTGTAAAGCGGTGTTATCTTTACAGTAAGGGGCTTATTTTATGCGAAGAACTATTAGCAATTTAAGCAGACAAACTAAGGTATCACGCCCGACTATATATAACGTTATGGTTAGGCTGCGGATTGAGAAGTGTGGGGCAGGAAAAGAGTTTTCCTTGGAAGCATGGGAAAAGTTATGCTGTGAACTTGCTGTTATAGCAGGTCGCAAGGAGCCTATTGAGAACGTGATTTCTTGTGATGATATTGCTGGTAGAACGGAACAAGATTTTATTGAGGATGTACCCACTTCGAGTGGAATTGATAGTGGTTCACATATTAGTGATATTGATACATCTACACTGCGCAATAGACTTATTAACGCTAAGCAGGAGTATGATTATAACCGTACTTTGATAGAAATATTTCAGCGTGAAATTAAGAATTATCGTTGCAAGCATAATAGTACGAGTATTGTTATGTCGAATGGAGCTATGGTAGTTATTCCGGCAGTAACTAATTTAGATAAGTATAGTAAGCTTAATATTTCATTATCTAAGTTAATTAATTCGCTTGAGCAGGATTTAGATTTAGAGGTTGATAATGGTGACAATGATATTTTCTCGTAGATAAAGGGAGGGTATGAGGTTTGGAGAATCCCTTATTTGAATATCATAAGTTGGTTGAGGAAAACCCAAAATGTTTTAGTGCAGATATTGCGCATATGGTAAGTATCCAAAAAGATATGCTTTTATTATATGATTTTCTACCGGATAAGGCTGCTGTTGTAGTAGATTGGATTGAAAAACATTGTATTCTTCCGAGCGGGGAGAACATGGGAAAACCTGTGCGGTTACTGCTTTGGCAAAAGTGGGTTATTTATTCCATTTTTAGTTTTTGGGGTTGGTTTAACGAAGATGCACTTGATGATATTGGTAATATTATTGATATACGAAAAAAATATTTGAGGATAGTTGATGATATTTTACTTATAATAGCGAGCGGAAATTCTAAGACTACTTTTATGGGTTTTTTGAATACTTATTTGCTTTATGCAAGTAAAACATACCCATCAGCAAATATATATATTGGGTCTAATGCTCAGACACAATCGAAGCTTTGTTATGATGTGACACAAAAAATAATACAGCGAAATAAGGCACTTAAAAGCCGTGCCCGGATTGTGCCGTCCCTTAATTTGATTGAGATACCAAGATCCGGCAGCATGTTGACGGCTATGTCTCGTGATGGTAGTAATTTTGAGGGCATTATTCCTACAAATATAATAATAGATGAATTACACGAAATGAAAACCTCCAAATATGCAGACAATTTACGTAAATCTGTAAAGAGAGATGATAGTTTTGTATTTGAAATAACAACAATGGGTACTGTTCGTGGTGGTTACTTAGATGCAAGAATAGAGTATGCAGAAAAAATACTAAGCAGGGAAGCGGTTAATCACCGTTTTTTTTGTTGTATTTTTAGGCAAGATAGCGAGGAGGAAGTTATAGAAGCTTATGAAAGCGGTAACTTAGCAGTATTCCTTAAATCAAATCCAAGTATGGGAGTTGCAATAAGCCAAACCAAGCTCAAAGGTAAGATAAGTGAAATGCTTGATGACCCAACAAAACGCACAATTACACTTACAAAAAATTTTAATATACCTCAAAACCCAGAAACTTGTTATTTTAGTCATCTGGAGTGTCAAGCGAAGCCTTTTGATGAATCAATATTTGTTGGTGCGCCTGTATTTTGGGGGTTGGATATGGCTTATGTACGCTCACCTGATAATGATTTAGCTTGTTTAAGTATGCTTTTAGTGAACCCAATTACAGAGGAAGAGTATTTTAAGGACTTTTATTTTATTCCTCGTTGGTATGAGCAGCAGATAAGAAATAATGGTGAAGTAATCCTTAATCGTTTAAGCATGGTTGAGGTTAAATCTAAAGTAGACACTGGAATTATATATGATGCTAAATCCAATAAATACGGATATCAAATGTATGCTGATAGGGGTGATATGGTTATTGTCGATGAAGAACTTGTCACAAAGCTAACAAGTCAATTTGGTGCAGATGCGGCTATTGACTGCACTGGTATAACACAGAAATTTATACTTTATTATCTTGCACATCTTGAAAATAATTATAAATTTACGACTTGTAAGTTCGGATTAGACCCAAATAAGGCAGCGGAAATTGAGAGTTTTGTAAATGCTAATATTCGCAGCATAGACGGTCTTCCTATAGCAATTAAGTTTCTTATGGAGCGTTATAATATGTCGCAACCTATAATGGAAGCGACAAAAGACGCAAGGGCAAGAGGTTTAGTTTATTGTAATAATAAACTTACAGAGTTACATTTTGCAAATGCACAAGTTAAACCAAGGGGAGAGTCGTTTATACTTGCAAACCCTAAACTGTCAAGAAAAGATGGCGTTATTGCCCATTTTTCAGCTAGAAGTGCGTATAATGTTTTTATCAACAATAAGCATACTGGAGCAAAAAATAAACAACGGTTAATGGAATGGTGGACCAGTAGGACATAGATATATAAGGCTAAGAGGTGATTAATACTATGCGTAAAAATATTAAACAAAAACCGGATTGGAAAGTAAAATTTTATAACTGTAAACCTTGGAAAATTTTACGCCAAAAAATGATAGATAAAGCTAGGGGAATATGTGCTTCATGTAATGAAATTATTATTGGGTCTCCGGAAGTACATCACTTAATTGAGCTTACTATGCACAATGTCACGAACCCTAATATAAGCTTTAATCCAAAGTTGCTTAAAGTTTTATGTACAGACTGCCATAATAAACAGCATGGTCGGTTTATGGCAGCAGAGAAGATTATTATTGTAAATGATAATTTAGATGTTGATTATGGGAGACGAAAATATGCCAAACATTCTTAAATGGTTATCAAATAAATGCAAAAAATATAAGTCCGAGGAGGACGGAAAACGTAGCGTTGAAATGATAAACTCAACAACTGGACTTCCAATTGAATTTAGTGTTTGGGCAAGTAGATTTGGAGTAGCAAAACAAACACCGCTGTTGGAAAATATTTATGACACAATAGCAACAGAGTTTTCTAAGGTAGACTTAATGCTTGTGCGTGAGGGGTATTTAAAACAAGAAGATGGAACATTAAAGCGTACGTATAAAAAACTTGAAGACCATCACAATTTTAATATCCTTAGCTTGCGCCCTAACCCATTACAATCAAAAAGTGAGCTTCTTTATACTATAGCTTACCAGTTACACAAGTATAGAAACGCACTTGTGCGTATTATTAGGTCACTAGATACAGACCGTAATATTGTATTATCTCTTGAGCCTATAAACTGTGAAGATTACTATTTTGGACAAGGGTATGAAATTGATGGTGGTTTATACATTAAGCTAAAAGAAAAGAAAACATCAAAGATTATTTTACTTGACTATGATGATGTTTTGCACTTGCGGCTTAATCCTAACGATATTTTTTATGGTGACAGGAATGAAAATTTTGACTTAACAAGCTTTGTAAAAATATTTGATGAAAATCTAAGCGCATTAATTAAAAGCCTGCAAGATAGCGGCACAATGCGAGGAATAATTGAAATAGGTGGTGGAAACTTTGCAGGGGGCTTTGCATCAACGCTAACAAATCAAGGTGATAAAATTAGCAAGCAAGATGAAGTCACGGAGCGGATAAAGGCAGCAGCATCCGGTGTAGTGGTGCTTGATAGTGGTGAAAAATGGCACTCTATACGTGATACATTTAAAACCATGACTACAGATGAAGTAAATAATATGATGAAATATTTATTTAATTTCAAAGGAATTAACCAAGCTGTTATTGATGGGACGGCAACCGAAGCACAGATGGGTGTTTTTTTTAACAAGACAATAAAACCGATTTTATTAAGACTTATGGAGGAACTTAATTATAAATTTCTTACAAAAACAGCTCGCACACAGGGGCAGAAAGTAAAGTATTTTCGTAACCCATTTGAATATACAACTATGGACAGCTTATTATCAAAACTTTATCTTGGAGCTATGTTTTTTACTAAAAATGAAGTGCGTGACTTGAGCATGAATATGCAACCATTAGATGGGGGTGACTTATTGTTGGATAACAAAAACTTTGGAAATCTACATGGGGGAGGTGATACAGATGAAGCACAAAATACGTGATGGTGAGAAGCGGCAATTTATTTTTGATTCTGAAATGCGAGCTAGGTCAGATGATACAATGGAAGTGGAGGGATATGCACTTAAGTTTGACAAAGAAACAGTAATTGGCGGTAAGTGGGGTTGGACTGAAAGAATAAATAAAGCGGCATTAGATGAAGCTGATTTGTCTAATGTCGTTTTTAATTTTAATCACAGTCTTGACAGTTTATTAGCAGGTACTAGAAATAAGAGTCTTACATTAACTACCGACAGTATAGGCTTAAAAATTAATGCACGTATTGTTGATACAACAATGGGCAGAGATGTTTATCAACTTATAAAAGATGGGCTTATTACTCAAATGAGTTTTTGGGCTGTAATTAAAACTTCTAGCTGGACTTGGGCTAATGAAGATGATACCGAAGCTATGGACGAGCGGGAGATACTTAGCTTTGGAAGATTTATTGATGTTTCTGCCGTAACATTTCCTGCATACGAAGATACAGAGCTTGCAGCTAGAAGCTTGGGCGGTATTGATATGCAGCTTATCAAGCAGATACAGTATGAAAAGCAAATACGAAAAATGGAAAAAATATTAGGAGGAAAATAAATGTTTAAACATTGGAGAGAAGCCGACAAACGGGCTGTAGAAATTAAGGCGGAAATAGAAGCACTTAATGTGCAGATTGAAGCAAGCAGGAGCGATATTAGTGACAGAGATTTAGATGTTGAAAAGCGTGAAGCTCTACTTGGCGAACTTAAAAGTATGGTTGATACACAGACTAGGCTTAAAGCTGAATACGATAAAATAGTAGAGAATCGTGAAGAGCTAAGAGCTAGAGAAAATGACCAGATTAGTCTTGAAAAAGCGATTAGTACACAACGTGTTGTTGAACGGTATGAAGCAGCAAGCGGACACCTATATTCTTCTAAACGTTATGAATTAGCGTGGGCTAACTATATACGGAGTGGCAATGAAGCTGAGGTTCGGCAGCTAATAAGTACTGTAGATTCGGGTACTGGAAAAATTGTTGTACCTACAACTCTTGTAAATCGTATTGAATCAAGGTTGCGTACCGGTGGGCGGCTGGTTCGTTTGTGTAGAGTGGAAAATATTAAGGGTTTAACAGAGCATCCCGTTTCTGTAAGTACAACTGACCCAAATTGGCATGACGAAACAGGAACACAAAAAGGTGAGAAAACTATTACTATTGCATCTATAGAAATTGACCCTCAATTTGTAGCGGAAACTCTTGCTACTACTAAAAAGTTTGAAGCGGATAGCATAGAAGCCTTTTGGGGCTGGCTTTTTACAGAATTGCCGGACGCTCTACTTCGTAAAATTGACAGAGAAATTCTTTATGGGTTAGCAACCGGTGTAAATGGTATACGTGGTATATTAACAAATGCAAATTCATTATTTGTTGTACATGTCACCGGGGTATTAATGGACTTTAACATTGCAAACATTGGCGTGAGTGCTCTTGATGATGGGACAGAGGATAACACAACAGTTGTTATGAACAGGCGTACATTTTTTGATAATATCCGTGGATTAAGAGGAGATGACGGACACCCTATTTGGACATCATCATCTAATGAAGAAAAGCCCAAATTTTTTCTTGGTGGGTTTCCTGTGGTGTTTAATAGCTCGTTACCAGCTTATGATGATGCGGATGAGGGTGATGTATTTATGGTGGTTGGTGATTTTAATGCAATGCTTCTTAATTTTCCGGAAGGTATGTCACCGAAACTCATAAGAGATGAACTTACGAGGAAAAAAGAAAATGTTGTTGAATACCTTAGTGAAATATATGTGGGCGGTAATATTACTCGACCGGGTTGTTTTGCTGTATTGGAAAAGGGCGAAATAATTGTAGGTGATGGATTAAGTAGTGAAATTGAAGTATTAAAATCACAGCTTGAAGATGCTCAAGCAGAAATTTATGCTTTTAAAGAAGCAGCAGTCAAAGCGGAAAAAGAATCTAAAAAGCTTAAAGCTGATGAAAAGAAAGAAGTAAAATAACCATGTTGGAAGATGTTCGTAAGGTACTTAAGTTATCTACCGAAGCACTTGATGGTGAAATAATTGATTTGATTAATGCCTGTGAAGCTGATTTAAAGCTTTCAGGCATTAATCTTTTTGATACTGATGACCCACTTATTAGACGTGCTGTATTTACGTATGTTAAAGCTAATTTTGGTTATGAAGACTCGAACGACAGATTTTTGCGAGATTACACAGTGCAGAAGTTGGCTTTACGGGAATCAAAGTTATATCGAGAAGGGGTTTTATAAATTATGCACTCTGGAGAAATGAGGGAGCAAATTAAGCTTTGTCATATTAAATCCCCACAGGAACATTTTCAAATATTTAACCCGTCTGTTAATGATGTAGAACCATTTGCGGAAGTATGGGCTAAACGTGAGGATAAGCAGACATTAAGCCGTTGGGGTATGGTGAATACAAATGTAATTGACCGTAAGCAATTTATAATACGGCACTTTGAAGGATTGTCTAAAAACATTGCTGTATTATGGAACAATGAGGTTTATTCTGTTTTTGGTATATCTGATTTGGATAATAAAAAACAGTGGACTATGTTGCTTGTTGGGAGGGTTGGCTTGAGTGAAAGCCGGGATACGATTCAAGGATGGTGATAAACTTGATGTTTATCTTGATAAAATTGTCAATGCTACTGAGAAGGGCAAGAATAAATATTTAGACTTAGCAAAAAATGAGACAAAAAAGGCTATAGTTAGGCATATGCCAAAATCCAAAAAACCAAGGCGTAACGTAAGAATGATTAATGATGTTTATGCCGGTAAGCAGGAAGATAAAGAGTATGGCGGAAAAAGAGCTATAGTACGAGGCAAACAAACAACAGGTAGACTTTGGCATTTGGTAAATGATGGCGGCTGGAAGAATAGACAGCCAACTCATTTTATGGACAAAGCTATAAGTGATGTTGACGCTATGCGTGACAGTTTAATTGATAAGGCTTTAAAGGGTGTGGGCGAGTGAGTTTTATTAAAGAAGTTGGAAAGGCACTTTTAGAGGTTGGTATTAATGCGACTTATGTAATTCGTGCGAAAGCGGAAAAGTGTGTTTCGTATCACTTTTTCGGTGATAAGGTTGCTCTTTATGGTGATGGCAAGCCAAAGCGGCTGCTTACAAAGTGTCAAGTTGATATCTGGACAACTAACGGTCAAGACGAAGAATATATAACTCCAATTAAAGAAGCAATGAAAGGCATAGGTTGGAAAAGTGTGCTGCCGGACGAGGATAGTTACCAAGAGCCGGACACTGGTATTTATCATAGATTTATGATTTTTCAAAAAGAATATAGTGCAGAGGAGAATGATTAATGGGTGATGCATTTAGGATAAATATTTTAAATATGCATATTGCATTTTTAACAAATGATGACCTTTTAGGGGCAACATATGAAAAACCTATTCCTGTACCGGGGATAATGCAGGTACAGCTTGCACCAAGGGTTAAGGAAGGTAATTTATATGGTGATGGTCGGCTTAGAAATGCAATTAGAAAACTTGATGGGTATGATATAACTTTTGACCATAATAAATTACCGCCTGATATTCTTGCAAGAATGAGGGGCAGACGTTCAAGCAATGGTGTAAGGCGAGGTAATGCAGATGACCAGCCTGTTTATTTTGGTATTGGGTTTGAAGCGGCACAAACTGAGGGGTACAGGGAATTAACTTGGCTTACAAAGTGCATTGCCGCACCTGCAAATAAGGATTTACAACAAGAGACGGATAGCATAAATTACAGCACTGACGCTTTGGCTATTACATCAATGTCTCTTGAATACAATAAAGATTTTGAATATATCGTTGATACTTCGGAAGATGACCCAGATGGGGATATTGCAGAGGTATCTAAAACTTGGTTTGATGATGTGCCTGTAATGCCTCCGTTTGATGATGAAGTGGAGAATCCATAATGTAATACTTTAAAAAAAGTGTCCGATTTGGACACTTTTCTTTTTTGTGTTTTTTGCTTGCTTTAATAAAGGAGATTAAAAATGAAAAAAGAATTAACTTGTGCAGATGTTACAGAAGCATTGTGTCAACATTGTGCGTATTGCTGTAAGAATACGCTAATACCTGTGACGCTTGATGAACGAACATATGAGTATTTTTTAGAAATTGGTATTGACATTGAACGTGACCCGATTAGCCCGGAAAGCGGAATAATAAACGCAGGGGCTTGTAGGCATTTAATTGATGATGAGGATTGTTACAAGTGTGGAATTTATGATTCTCGTCCACAGTTATGTAAAGATTATAATTGTGTGGCATGGGCAAAAGTCTCTGGTATTGACAGTGATATTGTTGCACATGCACTTAGTGTTTATAACCAAAATGTAAGAAGTTTTTAGTCAAGAAAAGAGGTTTAGACAATGAAAAGGACTATTGCAGTAAAACCTATTGAAACATTAGAGTTTGTATTTTCTGATGGTACTAAGAGAGAAGCGTGTTTTAATGTTGAAGCTTTAATTCATTTAACAGAAGAGTTTGGAAATATTGATACTTTATTTGCTAAAGGAATTTCTAAACCTTATGATTTGGCAGCAAAAATATTATATAGCGGCATGAAGTCTTTTGATAGTGCTGTTACGCTAGATGAAGCAAAAGCAATTGTTGTTGCCATGGGATTTAGCTTTGTAATTGAGGTTATGGATATGTTTCAAGAAAACATTGGTGCTGTAAGTGATAGCGAATTAAAAAAAAATCTGAAACCGATTTTAAACAAGATGATGATAAAACAGAAAATGAAAATGATAAGGGGATAAACTGGGATTCACTTTTTTATTTTTATTGTGTGGAAATAGGACTTTCGGAAGAATCTTTTTACAAAAGTACATTTAATAAGATAATAATGATTATTGAAGAACATATAAGAATCAAGACAGGTAAAAGCAATAGTAGTAATAAGCCTAATGTACGGACTGTATCCAGCATGAAAGAGATGAAAGGTTAATTGGGTGTTATATTGTGGCAAGAGGATATAGAAGAACCATTATAATTGAATTTGACGCAACCCAAGTAAAGAAGGGTGCAGATAATATAAATGCATATATGAAAAACTTAGATTCGGAATTTAGAAAAAGTGCTGCCGAGCTTGAACGCTTTGGGACTGCCGGGCAAAAGTTGGCATTGCAAAAAGATTACTTAACGCAAAAGATTGAAACGCAGAAAAAAAGAGTTGCCGAGCTGCAAGAGCAGTATGAAGATAAAAAGAATACTTTAGGCGAGTATGACAAAAGCACACAAAAGACTAAGGCAAGTCTTTTAAACGCTGAAACAGCTCTGATAAAATTAGAAAACAGACTTGGAGATACAGAGGACGCAATAAGAAAAAATCAAGGAGCTTTTGGAAGTGCTGTTGCTTCTATAGAAGAGTTTCGGGAAGCGGCTGAAAGAGCTGGAGTAGATTTAGATAGGCTTGCAAATACTTTCATGGGTATTGGTGCGGTTATGGTTGGTGTAGGTGTTGCGTCAGCTAAAATGTACATGGATTTTGATGCAGAAATGCGTAAAGTACGTTCGACTACTGGTATAACCGGAGAGCAATTTAAAGAACTTGAATCTATAGTACTTGATACTGCTAGGACATACGGAATTGCAGCAGCAGATAGTGCGGCAGCGGCACAATATATGGCTTGGGATTGGGAAAATTTTGGTGATAAAATGGATAATGCCGCAAGGCTTGCTATTGCCGGGGTTACAGATATGGGAACGGCTGCCGGGGTTTTGGAAGCATTTACAGCTTCTTATAATTTATCTATTGATGAACAGATTGCACTAACTGATAAGTTAGTTGTTGCACAGCAACGGGGAAACATGTCAATTGGTGATTTAGGCAGAAGTATTGGGCAAGTATCAAGTATTGCAGCGGAAGCTAATGTATCTATTGATGAGATGCTTGCTATATTGTCTACATCTACAAACACGCTTGTTCCTCCGGCAACGGCTATATCAAACCTTAGGCAAGTAATTAGTTCAATAATTAAGCCTACTGCTGATGCAAGTAAGGCAGCGGAAGAAATGGGTATTGAGTTTAATGCACAAGCGTTAGAAGCTAGGGGATTAGCTGGCGTATTAGATGATGTAAGACGGGCAACAGGCGGCAATACAGCGGAGATGGCAAGGCTTTTTGGCAGTGTGACAGCACTAAGCCAAGTGATGGCTGTAACCGGTAGTGATTATGAATATTTTGGTGAAACATTGGAGTTAATTGCTGGTGCAAGTGGTGAAGCTGCTCGAATGATTGAGGATATGCAAACGCCAACAAAGAATTTTCATGACTCCATGAACAGCCTTAAAATAACCCTTATAGAAGCAGGGGGGCAGTTTGCTCCTATAATTAATGGTGTTGCAGGATTTATAAATATGATTGCTAGTGCTTCACCGGGTACTATAGGGTTTATAACTACACTTGGCGGACTTTTGCTTGCCCTTGGAGCTATAACCAAAGCTATTTTTGCTTTAAGGAAAGTGCAGGAAGCATATTTAATTATTAAAGCTCTTGTAACTAAGGCAACCGGTGCGCAAATGGTGGCTGATAATAAAGCGGCAATTGCAAGCGGAAAATACACGGCAGCACAGTTAAAAAATAAGTTAATGTCTGGAAAATTGCATAAAGCATATGCATTGCAAGCAGTAAAAAGTGGATTACTAACAGGTGCTGACCTAAAAGCAGCTGTAGCCGCAGGCAAGTTATCACACGCCAGGGCGGTTGGTATAGCGCAGGCAGGTAGGTTAAAACTCAAGACTAAGGCTCTTACAGGGGCAACGGTTGGACAGTCAAAAGCTAACAAAGTGCTTGCGGCAAGTAATACAAAGCTATCAAAAACTTATGGTATAGTAGCGAAGGGTGCAAAAGTCATTAGTGCAGGAAAGTTAAAGCTTAGTATTTCTTCTAAGGCATTAATACCGGTATTAACAGTAGTAGGCGGTATAGTTGCACTGATTGCAGGACTTATGGGTCTAGGTAATTCTAACAGGGGGGCATCAGAATTTGAACAAAGTATTGCCCGTATACGTAAATCTGCAAACAATGTAACAGGTACAGTAAATAGTTTGCCACTAGCAGCGGCAGCACGTGGCACGAATTACCACAAAGGTGGACGAATCTTAGTTGGCGAGGAAGGCCCGGAGATTGTTAATTTGCCACAAAGAAGTCAAGTATATACTGCTGCAAGGACAAATCAGCTTCTTTCTGGTATGGGTGATGGTACAAGCGGAAATGTTTATCATTTTTATATGAATGTAGACATGGACGAAGTTGACGAGGTTTATAAGCTCGTTGAAGTATTTAGTAACTTTGCTCATAGTAGGAATGTTCATTTAGGGGTTAGTTTATGATTAGAGTAGAATGTCCTTGTGTTGGTGATACATTTATACAAAGACTTACCGCACGTTGGGGAGCAAACCTCGAAAATATATCGACCACTGCTGATAATATAAATTTTGGAACTTCATCTCAATATGTAATTAATAACTCTACAAGAATGGAGTTGAGCAATAATACATTATATACTAATGAAATGCGTACTTTTTTACAATTTGATATGGAAAGAATCGCAAATATAAACCGTAGAATATTAAACATTGAATTAAATCATCAATACCAAAACTCACCCAATGCACCATCTGGAGGGATAGTAAGGAGTGTAGTCTTTACTGGAAATCCTTTAAATATTGAAAGAATAATAACTTTTAATAATTCTAATCAGATGATTAGCTCAATACCGGGTAATACTGTAAACTTCGAGCTTCCAGCAGTTAGCGGCTTGCCTTGGACATTGCTTACACTATCACTGATGGGGTTATATAATAATATATTTCTACAGAATAACATTTACAGTATTATTATTGACGCACATGCTAGTAGTAATAATGGTAGTGCAAATTTCACTAGCCGTGAAAGCACCTTCGCTGGTAGTATTGCTCCATTTATTACAGTTGATTTTGAAACTATTCCCGGGACAGCACCTATAAACCTGTTGCCGGAAAGTTCACAAAATCCTCGAGGGACGATAGCTCTTACTTGGTGGTATATTCCGAGTGAAGACATGCCTTTCCCTGATATTCATTTAGAGAGTGAAATTGAAATTTGGCAGGGGTCAGGAAGCAGTCAGCTAATTAGTATTAGTGGAGGTTTAAATGAGTATATTCTTCCGGCAAATTTTTTTACAACATATGAAATCGTATCATTTAGGGTCAGGACAAGGGAAGAGTTTAACGGTTGGAGTAATTTCTCCGAAGCGGCAAGCTTTGAACTTAGTGAAACACCTCCCCTTGCACCTATACTTATTTACCCTATAAATATTTCTGTAAGCGGCAGCAATGGCGTTTTGTTAGAATGGGGGTATAACTCACCTTTTGATATATTCCCTTCCCGATTTGATATAAGGTATAGAATTGATAACGGTATATGGAATGAAATTACTAACTTAGCCGAAGGGAGTTTGCCGGCACGAGCTTCTGCATTAACTAGCCCAATAAATGTTCAAGCACGTGTTGAATGGCAAGTTAGAGCATACGGAAAACTTGGAGATGTTAGTGTATGGAGTGATGTTGCTACATTTTTTATAATTGGAGCACCTCCAGCACCTGTTATTGTTAGTGTGGAAAACTCAAATCGTCCTATTGTGCATTTTAGTACAGAAAGCCCAATGGCTTATGATATTGAAATACTGAAAAATAATGAAGTTATTTATTCTACTGAAAGCCATGTATTTTTAGGGGAATTTTTTCATGTTGCGAGTATTTTAATTCCAAACGGAAATTACATGGTACGTATGCGAGTTATTAATGAGTTTGGGTATGAATCTCCTTGGGCGTACTTGCCTTTTACTATTAATACAATTCCTCCGAAAGCATTGAAACTTAGTATTGCAAGGAATAACAGGTTTTTTATTAGTTTGAAGTTTGAAAATAAGGAAAATCAAACAGCCTATATTTATCGCAGGGAAATTGACGAAGTTGATTTTAAAAGAATTGCAGTTACTGAGTTTGAATTTTATAGTGATTATGCAGTTGTTCCCGGAAAAAGATATGAATACTTTTTACGAGTTGTTGGTTTGGGATTTAGTTTTTCAGACAGTAAGCGTGAGACCGGGCTTGTGGACTTTAGTGAAACAATAATTTCAACAAGTAATACTCCTTGGGATTTAATGACGCTTAGTTTACAGCTTGACCGTGAGCCGTCAGAGAGTATGTCTTTTGGGAAAGAGAACAGTCTTACTTATTTTGCTGGGCGTGAGAAGCCTGTCTTGCAGGTGGGCAGCAATATTAAGAAAAGTGCTTCTCTTTCATTTTATTGTAATGAAGTTGAGTTAAAGCGACTTAGTGAGCTTAAATCTAAGGCAAGTGTTCTTATGTTGCGGTCACGTAGTATTGGACTGATTTATGGCACAATTTCCGGGGAGGTATCGTTAGAGTATGATAATTTGAAAGGTGGGTTTATTGTTAGATTTGTTTTCACTGAAACGGATTATAAAGATGAGGTTGATATCATTTAGGGATTACAAATTTATCCATAGCGGAAACCGTCTAAAAAATAGACGGTTTTTACTTGCAATAATAAAGATAACTTTATGCTAGGGAGGTGAGAATTATTTGATTAACAGACATGGTTATAGCATGGAAGAAATTGAAGCCGCACTAAGAATTAAGAATGGCACTCGGAAAGTTTCGTTTAGGTATGAGCTATTAAACCGCAATGATTTAAGGATTGGTATACTTGACGGTATAACAAATGCATCTGTTTCTTATGGTGAGTTTCGGACTATAAAGCGTTCGGCTACATTTCGCTTAAACGAATATAACCAAAGAAATATTAACTTCCTTACAGACCAGATTCAGCCGTGGTTTATTCTGCATATGCCCCAAGGTGGTACAGTTGAGTGGTCGCTTGGGATTTTCATGCTTGAATCTCCAAGTAGAAAGGTGGTTGGCAAAATAAAAACTCGTGATATTGGGGCTTATGATAAGACCTTAATTTTGGAGCAGGACAGATTTTCGTCACGTTTATTTATAGAATCCGGTACAAACTTTGTTTCCGCTATTGTGCGTATTTTAAATGAAGCCGGACTAACTAAAGTAGATATAACAGAAAGTGAATTAGTGCTTCCGGCAGATAGGGAAATTGGAATTGGGGTCAAAAGGCGTGAAGCAATACATGATTTACTTCGTGCTATTAATTACACGTCTATGTCTGTTGATGAATACGGATATATAAGGGCTGCCCCATATGTTGAACCTGCACGAAGACCTGTTACGATTGTTTACTCAACACTTAAAGACAGTATTTTGCACCCGGAGCTTAATGAAAGTTTAGATATTGCAGGGCGTGCAAATGTATTTATTCGTGTAGCATTAAATATTGAAAGCGGAAACGAGTTTGTTTCTGTTTATAGAAATGACAGTATTACTTCTCCAATTTCAACTGTTAATCGTGGCAGGGTAATTACAAGTTATGAGGAAATTGAAAGTATTGCAAATCAAGAGACACTTGATAATCATGTAAGGCGCATTGCGCTAGAGAGTACATCTGCTTATAGTCATTTAACATTTGATACTGCACTTATTCCGATTCATGGAAGTGCAGAAACGTTGCTTTGTGATTTTCCTGATATGTTTGATTCTCCTACACGATTTTCTGAAACATCTTGGGAAATGCAGCTAAGTTTTGATGGTGTAATGAATCATGAAGCGAGGAGGGTGATTAGTTTATGAGTATAGTAAGCAAAAATTTATTTTGGGAAAATGAAGCTTCTAAAAAAGTTAATGAAAATGGGGCGAGTATACAGTATGCAAGGGTTCATGATTTAAGCGATACTGGCGAGCCGATTCTTATTTTTCCGGGAGAAGTTTTGCCTAGTAAAAAGATATATGTAAGGTTGAAATCATATGTACCGAACGTTGGAGATAGGATTATGATTTTAAATAATATTATTATTGGAGGGTGGGATTATGTTAGTTAAGCAATTTAATATTGATGTAAACTTAACTGATTTACCTTTTATAAAAACAGATATACGAGTTAATCAAGGTGACACGAGGAGTGTCATTTTTAATTTTCGTGTGTTTGATGGGGTTAATGAAATTGATTACAATTTAGTAAAAAGGGCAGTAATATTTTTTGCTAAGCCAGATAAAACGATTGTGCAGCAGAATTTAGATTTTTTGCATAGTGGGTTTAGCTGTATGCTTAGCCGTAATACACTTGCTTCTATGGGGGCAGTGACTGCCGGGGTTTCGTTGTATGGTGCAGATGACGAAAGAGTTGTTTCATTTAATTTTATGTTTTGGGTTTTGAAAGACATAATGAGTGAGTTTATAGAAAGTTCCACGGAATTTGATGCACTTGCTTTTGCGATTACTCTTCTTGAAAGAGCAAGGGAGTTGTATGAAAATTTTCCGCAGCTTAAAGTTTTGGGTTCGTTTGATAGTATTGAGGAATTAAAAAATGCATTTCCTGATGGAAGTAGTTTAGGCGGTGGTTTTTTTGTATCGGTTGGTGATGAAGTCCACTACTTTTATTGGGATATTTTAAACAATGATTGGGCTGATGCTGGTTCGATAAGAGGACAGAAAGGTGATAAAGGTGGTACAGGTAAGAGGGGTATTCCCGGAAAGGCTGCTACAATTAATATTGGTACAGTTTTAACTGGCGAGCCGGGTACTCCTGCAAGTATTAACAATAGTGGTACAGAAGATGAAGCAGTATTTGATTTTGTTATCCCGAGAGGTTTACCGGGTTCGGGCAGTGGCGGTGTTTCGTCCATTAATGACAGTATTGAAAATATTGAGGTGCGTACTTGGGTAGAATACTTGCAGCTTAAAGCTCAAGCGGAAATTGACCTAGTTTTTAGGGATTTGTTTCAGAAGACCGTTTATAATATTTATGATTCTCATGATGACCAAATTACTAATGTATCAAGCGGCATATATTTAGGTGATAAGCTTGTAGCAGATGTGAGTAAAGACATAGATACCACACAATTTATAAAAACAAATGAAAAGGGCAGTCCCGGAGGGGTTGCCTATTTAGATGCAAGTGGGAAAGTGCCTTATGCACAATTACCACCACTTAACCGTGATTTAATCCATATTGGTAACTTTAACGCTTTAACATTTGCGTCAGGGCTTACGACAGAAGGTATGGCAGAGCTTGGGACACAAAACAGTTATGTAATTTTGACAGATGATAATGAACCGATTACCGGGTACGGTGCTAGTCAAAACGGGTTTCACTTGGTTACAACTGCCGGAGTTTTTGCCGGTCTTGAACTTAATGTTGGTGATAGGCTTGTAGCTGATACCAATGGGTGGGCTGGGATTACAGTTGTTAGTATTGATGGGGTTTTGAGAAGTGAGTTTGTTAAGCCTAATTTATTGGTAAACAGCGACTTTACAAACCCGATTAACACACGTGGGCAAATGATTTATGCTTCTACAGGAACAATAGAGACAATAAATCAATGGTTCATGCCCGGCTCAACGGCTCAAATGGAAATAGTTGATAGCGGAATTAAAATTACAAATATAGGTCAACAAAACCCGATAGGAGGAAGTTTTCTCTGGCAGTTTATTAACCCTAATATCATGAACAATATATTAGGTAAAACTATTACTTTAAGCGTGTTGTCAGACCGTGGATTGCAAACATCCACATTAACGATACCAGAATCGTTGCAATCTCCCACTGGCTCGAATTGGTGGATTGAGGAGCAAGGGAGCGTAATCGCATTACATGTGTATGTAAATGGTAGAGTGCGATTGTCTTTGCGTAATCCAATTGTAGGTAATATAGGCGAAAGTATTATATTTAAGAGAGCAAAACTAGAACGAGGCACAGTAAGTACAATATTAAACGACCCCCCATTAGACTATAATGTTAATTTTTTACGTACAACTGGTTTAATGCCAACACAGGTGGGCAAACAGATACTAATTAATTCTGATTTTCGAGGTGCTAATGTCGACCCAGCTTTAAGCACTGTTGTTAATCAGAGGAGACAAAATAGTTATACAGAAAATGCAGGACATACTGTAATAGGAGTAGATATGTTTGAAGTGCACGCTGGGACACTAGAGATATTAAACGGTAGATTGCGTTTTACTCCTACAATGGTTGGAACAGTGAATGGTGCTATTATCACTAAAATAGAACATTCTTTTTTGTATTATGGAAAAACATTGACTGCTTCAATCGTGATGGGCAATGAGGTTAGAGTGCTAACTATTACAATCCCGTCACAAATACCTTCGGTCGCTTGGTGGTCTCCTGTTACTAACTTAGGAAATTTTAATTTACACTTGATGTTGGGTGTTAATGGAGTGATACAACTTCGTGTAACCTCACAAACTAACAATGCCCAACCCATTGAATTTTCGATACTGAAATTAGAAGAGGGCGGAATATCAACAATATTGAATGAACCATCGCAAGATTTGGGCACAGAACTTATTAAGTGCTATAGATTTCAAAGAGTGGTGAGCGGTGTGTCCTTTGTCGGTCAAGTTGGATTTGGGTCAACGTCGTTTGCTATGCCAGTGTTTTTTCAAGTTCCATTTCGCATAAATCCTGTTTTATCAAATTGGAGGGTTCTTTTAGCTAGGATTGGAGGAGTGGATGTGCCTGTTAGTAATTTGTCTATGTCTTTAGCTTTTGTATCTGGAAGCGAGGTAGGTACATTTGCAGACGTGGTGCTGACAGCACCGCAAGGAACTTTCGTTGCGTTTACTCAAGGTGTGGTTAGAGTAGACATGACGCTAAGCGCATTATTGTAGTGAAAGGAAAGTGAAAATGGAAATGAGTTGGCATCCAGTTTCTCTCGTGTTAGAGGATTGGTATAATCACTTTATAAGAGTGGATTACAAAAATAGAATTATTCGCTTGTGGTCGGATGCTTTTCAAGATGAAACTTTGCACGAAAAAGACGAAATAGATGTCTTAATAAATCCTAAAGGTGGAAAATATGCTAGACTTGCACCGAATGGAATAGAAAATCCACCGTTATATAGTGCAAGCGATATACCAATATATGGTTGGGATGTTTCAAAATCTACTAAAGAAGAACCTTGGAGAGGTATAATCGAACGCACGGAGAAGGAAATACAAGCAGACCTTGACGAGCAGTTAAACTCACCTGCAAACCAAATTGCTAGTCTAAACCAAAAAATTAATGAAGGATTAACAGACCAAGTAGCACATTTATATGACCTATATCAAGCTGGATTTAGCTCTATGAACAATGCAGACACGCAACGCATTAAGCAAACTCTTGGTGAAATTATGCCGGCAATGACAGACGAGGAGTTTAAGGCGGTGCAAGTCAAGGGTACGCCTAGCTCTACAGGAATTTCCTATTGGCGAGAAATGGTTTATAAACGTGATACATTATTAAAAAGTAAATTGTACGAAACAGATTAAGCTGCCAACACTACTTAACCGTTAGTGATGGCAGCTTTTATATTTAACGAATCTATAAAATAAAATCAAAAATTTAAGGTAGTAGAAAGGGTGAGTTTATGCGTGAAACAGTGCTAATTATAACGGGAACTATAGGGGGATTAATTTCTTCCGCTTTAGGTGGTTGGGACTTAACATTGCAAGTATTAATAATCTTTATAGTTGTAGATTATGTAACAGGTCTTATTGTTGCTGGAGTTTTTAAGAAATCGAAAAAGAGTACCAGCGGTGCGCTTGACAGTCATACGGGATTTAAAGGCATTATGAAAAAGTGCATGATGCTTCTGCTTGTCCTTGTCGGTTATCAACTGGATTATGTTATTGGTTCGGAGTTTGTGAGGTATGCCGTTATCATTGCATTAATTGCAAATGAAACGTTAAGCATTATTGAAAATGCTGGTTTAATGGGTGTACCTATCCCAAGTGTATTAAAACAAGCAATTGAAATTCTAAAAAAGAAAGGTGATGGCAATGGAAATCCGCAGAATGACAAGCCCAAATCATAA